TCAAACAAGCAACAATTGATACGGCAAAAACCGTCTTAACTAAACGCCTCACCTCTTTTCCCCTTTCTTTAACTAATCAAATACTTTCTTTACACCTCCCCAGGTTTTCATCTCTACGTTTGTAGGTGCTGGCGGCGGTTGATCCTTGCTCTGCTGTAGTAATAATTTTCCTGCCGGTAGTGGGGGTGGAACGTCCGCACTAAACCCATCATAGAATAAGGTATCTGTTCCTGTGCTCTTTATCCAGTATCCAACACCTGGTACCATAAAGCTTTGCTCAGAGATAATATCTTTATACCTATACTCTGCTGCATCGAACCCCCATATTGAGTTGATGCTAGTATGTGAATACAATAAATTTTGTGGATGAATATATTTTTCTAATGGACTAACCATGTTCCAACCATTGCTCAAGATGTGGATTCGTTGATCGAAAGGTACTCCCTCTTGTACAAGAACCTCATTATTGGCTACCTTCATCCAAAAGCCTTCTCCTATCCGGAAGCTATCCACCAGCGAATACCCAGACTCATCATAATAAAACATTCTATTTTCTAGTGAGGCTAACATTATCTTGTCATATCCACTACTTACAATACTATCGTTAACTACTCTTGGGTATAAAGAAAAACCTAACATATTCCATCCACTAAAAACCGCTGGACTAATAGTCATAGTTGGACTAACAGTTGTGGGTGGAGTGGTAGTTATAGTCTGGTTTTCATGCTCCGCTAAAGTTAATGTTGTGAAAAGAGTAATGAGAACAACTATTATCTTTTTCATTATTTCTCCTTAACAGGATCGCTCTTACCCTTTATCTTTTCGATACTTCTTCCAACAAAATAACTACTATACACAGCTAACAGCAAGGTTTGAAAGACAGGAATATAGGACTCACCAATAGTGAAGTCTCCAATGTTCCCATCCGTAACCGCAAGCAAACTAAACACCGCTGTAAGAAACACAAGAGTAATCGGCCTAATATTAGCGGCCAACCAGTTTCCACTTTTGAGGTCGGCCTCCCATCTTGCGGTCACTTCCTTCTGAGCGTCTGCCTCCGCAGAAACTAAAAGCTCTTCTAACTTTTGCTTAGCTGCCGCCTTTTCTTCACCCGAAGTATGTAGTTCGTCTATAAGTTTGGTGGCGGCTGGCAATACTTTGCCAACCAAACCACCTAAAATACTTATCCCTACCATTATTCTGCTTTCTCTTCAGCTGCCTTCTCTTCCGCGGGCTTCAAGCCGTATATTTTTTCTAGTCTTTCTTCAAATCCTCCCTGTATAGGAGTAAAAATGAAATACTTAAGAAGAACTGCGTAAAGAACGGTCAATAAAGCAACAGCCATACTGGGGCCCACAGCGGCAGGATCTGTCAGAGAGCCTAACATTAGTATGGCTCCGATCAAAGTTCCTACGAAACCAGATCCTATGGCATAGTTGCCAGCAGCGTAAGCTGTATCCTGGGCTTCGTGCAATTGAGTTGGTGAAGCATGCTTGTCAAATATCACAGAAAGGAACCCGATGATGTTTCTGCCGCCAGCCAACAAGCCGCCGAAGGTCAAACCAAAAACTATTAGTACTGATGGTATGTTGACAAACGCTAATGGGGTCTCCATAGCAAGAGCTATAAGAGTAAAACTCACTATGTATCCAATTATCTTTTTCATAACTTAATCCTTTTCTGTTGACTCTGTTTTAGTTTCTGGTTTACTATGTTCGTGCTGTTCTTTTCTTTGTTCACGTTTAGCGATCCACTCAGATCTTCGGCTACCTCGGCGATCACCGCGGCGCATATCAGCCCTCTGACGGCGGACTTCTTGTTGTTCCCTAAGAGCTTCCTGTTGCTCAGGAGTTAGGATGATGTTTATCTGTCCCATCATGTTATCCCGTGCAACTTTCATTGCCGAGCCAAACTTTTGTCTTTCTGCTTTTATCATTCCCCACTGCTCCTTACTTACATCCATTCTGCCCAGCCAACCGCGGTGAAGTTTAGGGGCGTTCTGCTGCAATAAGACACGGCTTGGTATTGCGGGTACTTTAATACTAGTGCAGTCAGTTAATCGTTGCGGTGGTTCTTGCGCGGATGTACTCGACACTGCTAATCCCATCGTCAAAACCATTGTTAGTAAAGTTTTCATCTGGTTTCTCCTTGTTAGATGTACTATAAATATTACATAATCTTAATACTTGAATAACCCTTTTCGTTCTTATTAATGTTTATGACATTGTTAGTAATGTCCTGCATACTTTCAATGTGTGAAATGATTAATACATTTTCAAACTTACTCTTTAGATACCCAAGAAGCATGTTCATGTGATTAATATTTTCAGAGTCAAGAGTACCGAAGCCCTCGTCTATAACAAATAGATTACACGTAGGCAACAAGCTGATGTTGGATAAGGCGGATCGAATAGTAAGGGCTGTTAATGTCTTCTCCATTCCAGACCCTAACTCTACACGGCGGCGAGAGGTACCATCATCAAGAAAAATACTTAGGTCATGGGCCTCCGTATCCACTTCAAGAAAAACCTCAAAGTTTGCAATGTTACTTAGTATCTTTCTTATCTCACTGTTAATAAGAGGAACCGCTTTATTTAGAATCATCAACGGAATACCATCGTTTCCAAACGCATCCATTAGTAAGGCGTGTGAGTTATACCTTCTCTCTATTTCTTTTAGTACCTCTATGTTTCCACCTAGGTCTGTAATCTTTTGACTGATTTGACCTAGAAAGCTATTACCCTTTGTCAGTTCATCATTATTATTTTGAAGACCATTATCCAACCCTACAATAGTGGTATCTAATTTGCTAATCTTTTCTTGTATCTTTACATTATTAGACAACGCATCTTCATTTTGCCCATAAACTTTTTTCTCTTTGTTGTACGCTCCAAGTTTATTTCTTTGCAGCTCCAGCTGCAATTTTATGTTCTCAGAAACCACATCTACGTTTTCGAGCCTCGTATCTGTACCACTCTTTTCCTTAGTATAACTTTCATACATCTTTTCTTCTTGAGGAAAAGATGAAGTACCTAAAAATTTAGTGTTCTCACTTATGTTGCTCGTAGCGTCATCAAGCCATTTCTGCTCCTCAACAAGTTCCTTCTTCGCAACAAAAGCTCCCGTAAGAAACGAACACTTCTTGCAGGTATCATTAGACTCAAACCAATCATGCTTATCCAAAATCTTTATTTGCTTTTCTTTGGTGCGTGCGATTTGGCTTCTTAGCTTCCATTCAGTTTGCAGTGTTTCAGCCATTTCCTTATGACCATAGTAGGTATTCTTTCTTTCATCAAAAGGTACTTCCTCATTGAGTTTAGCTATTTCTTCTCCAAGATAGTAGGAGCGACTCATCAAGTCAACTTTTGATTTTTGATTAGTCTCCCAACTTTCTTCTAGTTTCGTGATATCTTTAGTAGAAATACCAATGTCTGCCTCAATAAAGTTTAAAGACCTCAACCCTTTAACTACGGGATGTAATGACTTTACAAACTTTTCTTTGCTCTTCCTTTCTTTCTTTACTTTATTTTCTAGCTCCTCTCTTTCTTCATTGAGCGTTGTTATTTGCTCAACAGTTTCTTTTCGCCTCTCTTCAAACTGACTAAGAATAGAAGGATAATCATTTTGCTGATAATCTTTCAGAACGGCCTTGATAGAGGCAGTCTCATCTCTAATAGATTTCTGTAAATCATCAATGGCATGTAGTCCCAGAAATCTTGCTAGTAGATCTTTCCTATTTGTTTGCCCGTGATCAATGAAACGAGTAATATCAAACTGCTGACTAAAGGTAGTCATGGTGTGTTCTTCATAAGATCCAAGCAACGAGCGGATTGTATTCTCTGTTTCTCTTACATTGGCATCACCACTAATATTAACCTTGTCGCCATTTATAATTTGAAACAACTCAACTTTATTATTAGCTCTATTAGGATTTTTCTTATTCCTCTTGAAGTTTCTTTCAATGACATAATGAACATCATCTATTGAAAAATCTATTTCAATGAAACCTTCGTCCTTGTTCTTGTGAATGACATCAGCCACATTTCTGCCGCCAGTCCTATTGCTATTATTGAAGAACCCCTGTAGAATGGTATAAAGAATACTAGACTTTCCTGTAGCGTTGGGAGAAAAGATACCAGTCAATCCCTTGAGCTTATCAAAGTTAATAACATTGCTACCGCCATAAGAAAATACATTATCAAAAATTACTTTATGTATTTTCCATTTTCTGCCACCATAAGTATCGTACTCATCACTAGCAGAAGTATCGTAAAAGTCCTTATGTATCGTTAACACTTCGTCTACTTCTTGTTCCGACACTGTAGGTCGTTTAGCAAAGTATTGCTTCAAGAGATCTTGTTGTGCTTTTAGGTCGGTTACATTTTCTGTCTTACCGGATAAAGATAAGTCATCAACCGCGTCCTGTACATCTACCTCAATAAACAAACCTTCGGGCTTGTACTTACTCCTCAAAACGGATTCTACATGCTTAGCTGTAGTTACACTATAATCTTCCGCTCCTATGAGGATACGAATATAAGGCTTAGATGGCAAATCAAACTCTATATTATCTATGCCATCAATAGCTTCTTGATCTAGTCTAAAAGTTTTGAAACCCCAATCATTGGCTACTTCTACAAAAGAACATTTGCTTTCATCTAGGTTCCATATCAAAAAACCTTTCTCTACTTCTTCACCAAAATTTTGCTGAATAAGAGAACCAGCATAAGCAACCTTGACCTTGCCGTTTTCATCTAGAATCATCGCTTGCCGCGAATGAATATCTCCCAACATTCCAAAGTCATAGTTACGAAAAATGCTCTTGTCTACATCGCTTTCAATATTATGGTGCGCGCTTGTTCGGCTACCATCCAAAGCCCCATGATACAACGCTACATACTTTTTTCCTTCTTCCCTATCAAACTCAATAGGCCACTCATTCTTGCCATCTTGTATAGCGAAAACACCATACACCAGATCGTCTGTAACGTCGCACAAACCACTCTCTGTGTAGAAGTGTATTGACTTACCTTTGTCTTGAAGTAGTCTTACAATGGGAGTGAGACTATCTAAACGGTTATGTTGGTTAATGACGCAGTCATGGTTACCCAAGATTATGTCTAAAGGGGCCACCTCACTAATGGCGTTGAGATATTGTCCCGCCAGATCTACAGCTTCGGGGGATAAATCAGTTTTATTGTGTAGCAAATCACCAGCTATAACAACTCTATCTACGTTAAAAGATTCTAAACTGGCTATCAAGTTATCTAATACTTTACTGTACTCTGTATGCCTGCGGGTCTTACGAATGTGTATGTCACTTAGGTGGGCAATAATCATTATCTAAACATTCTCTCCTTGATGGTATCCTTAAACTCTACGTTTCTCAACGCGCCACTTGTTGCTATTCTCATAAACTCTTCACTACCTATCTCAGCTATGTCTCTATCTTCTCCTTCCTTCCAGTCTATAAACCTAACCTCTATACCAAATATAATAAATTTATTGGCCATTGTCAAGGCTTTTTTTCGTGCATCGGCATCTAATGCTATTACGACTGGGGTCTTATGTTTAATGATTTTTCGGAATAATTTAAACTCATCATTAATAGAAGATCCCAAAATAGGAACTGCATTCTTTCGTGAAATGATCGCATCGAATACGCCCTCTACCAAGTACAACTCCTTATCCCACTCCACCAAGTGCTCATTGAAGACAACATCCTTCTTAGGAACCGTAGCATTCTTGTACTTCATTTTCTCATCAGGCCTGATGGACCTGCTAACATAATAGTTCAAAGTTTCATTATCGTCATAACTTGGAAACAATACTCTTTGCTCTGTTATGCTATAATGAATGTCATACTTGAGTATGTCTCCTTTTTCAAACCCTCTCTTGTGCAGATAGTATAGGGCTGCTTGAAAGAATACCTTGCTTATGTTCTTGAAAATAGGAACAAAACCTTTGGGTAAGGTGACTACTTCTTTCGGTTTCTTTACATCGTTCTGTCCAAATAAGTTATCAATGTCAAGTTGCGGTTTAACGTATACGTTTAATAAGTCGGCTTGCTGTGGGTTTCCGCTTTTTATCATTAACCGTGATAAAGTCCTACCTCTTTGTTCGCATACCCAACAATTCCATAACCCCTTCTCTACGTTAACTGTAAGCTTTTTATTCTTATGATCGCAGAATGGACAATGAAAGTATACATTACCTTTTTTATCTACTGGATTATTTGGCCGCTGAGGATTGCCAAGAGCTGAAATTAAAACACTTAGAGTGTCAGACATTGCATAAACTTTCTGTTATCCATTTGTTTGTACATACATCGGCCAGGAAACATTCTATTAAAAGTTTTTAGTGGCCGAATAAAATATGATGCATCATCCTTAGCTGGCTCGTTCCCATTCCATAAGCCCTTATCATCAAATAGATCCACGATATAACAACTGCAATTATTACCAGTATCTCTGGCGACATTCTTAGCCATTGCGAATGCTTTTTCCATAACCATCGGGACTGTAACACTTGAACCCACGCAGATAAAAACTGCATCTTTTATTCCCTCTAATGTTTCTGCTAGATTTAAAAAATCAATGTATGAAGCTTGACCTATTTTTGCTCCATCACATTTTGGATGCTCGTAAATAATATCGTGACCAATACTTGTGCAAATGCTCAAGGGTATTTCTCTTGTCCAACAATGCCAACTAAGGCTACTACAAGCTGCTGGCCAGATAACGTCTTGATCTCTTTCTTCAGCTATGTATTTGCCTAACGCCCAACCATAACCCAATGAAGTATAATCATTAATAGCGTTGTTTATAAACTCTCCCGTTTCCCAAAGTCCAAAAGTCCCTTGTGCCAATCCTTCCCGAACATCCTCTTCAGTCTTCCCAAACTTAGCAAATTCAAAATCGTGAATAGTAGAAGCACCATTAGTAACGACATGAGCAATATAACCTTTCTCAAATAACTTTATCAGATGGTGCTGGCACTTGTTCTTAATAAAGTGGGCACCAAAACCAATAATAACTTTTTTCTTTTCTTCTATGTCGGCCTTAAGTATGTCTATGAAGTTTTGTTCATCTTCAGAAATAGGGGATCTGTAACGTCTAACGGGGTAGTAGGTAGTTTTTCTTTCAGTAACCGGCTGGATAGTCAATCGACTTCTATCAAACATCCACTCTTCTTTCTGCGGCGCCTGCTCGGGCCACCACAATGGCATCCGCAACATCGAACGCTTCTTTCGCAAACTCTGGTTTTGTTTTCATCAATGGTAAAAGTGTCTTCACTTCGGGATGTAGTTCTACTATTCTTTTGAGGACGTACTCTTTGGAGTTGGAACCTCTGGGAACCTTACACTCGGCCAAATTACGGGCACGAATAACATTAAGTAAAGAAGGGGCCGATCCAAAAATTTCATAACACTTTCGTTGTATAACATGATTAAATCCTGCTAACTTTATAATGGTTTTTATGTTTGACTTACCAGAGATAAATTTTGTAATGATATCTTCCACCACTACATGCTTTATAGAATTAGTGTTATCTCTAATCTCTTCTATAATATAAGCAACTTGATCAACTTTGTCAAGCCATTCATTATATTTTTTTAGGGGGATGTGTCCTGCGGTTTCAAACTTGTTTTCGGATAAGTTCCAAATACAAAAACCGCAGCAGAACGTGCTTAAGTCTAGTCCCAACAAATAATCTTGTTCTGCTGCGGCCATTTTATATTACCAAGACTTTGAAACTACTAAGTACGGAGTCTCCGAGTCTGGGTTGTAAATAAAAGAAGCACCATAGCCTCCTTCAGTTGCTACACTTACGCCAACATTTACAAGAGCAAATCCATCGCCCTCGGCAACGTAGCTGCCGTCTCCAGCACCTACATGAAAGTTATAGCCATCTAGTTCATAGTCGATCTGAACGTAAGTATCGTCCTTGACATCGTCGCCACTAACGAACCTACCTATAAACAAGTCTACACCACCGAAAGAGCCATCTACACCAACTTCAATGTCGTGACTATCGGCCTCAAGAAATGGCCCATCGTAATAATAAGAAGTGATACTGACTGTGCCATACTCACCAGCTTCTTGTGAAACAGTGATATCATATTCAGTATCGCCATCAGTAATCGGAATCTGACCCCAAATTCCTATGCTAGTTGCACCAACATTGGAATCAATAGATACGAGGTCCAAGGTAGGCTGAATAGAGATACTAGCTGGGCCAGCTTGCCCTCTCCAAACGTGTCTACTAAAAGTATCAACAGACAACTCTGCTCCTGCAAAAGCTGGTGTGACACCCATAAGCAGTGCCGCAACAGCAGCCACTACCATAATAAACTTCTTCATACAGTCATCTCCTTTTTAGGGGAATTAGTTTACATCAACAGTTATTGTTGGGATTGCTTCTTTAGTGCTGTAAAGTTAGCACTAAAATCTGGTTGTGTTTCTTTATCTTTTTCTTCCGCTGGCTCGGCTGTCAACTCGCGATCAGTAAGAAAACGAGCAGGGGCGATGCCTTGACTATCTAATACAGATAGGATATCTGATTGAGACATTGACGTTTGTGTCTCCTCTTCTTGGGACACCATCTTTTGTGACGCTGTAACCATCTTGATTATATTTTCAGTGGCCTTGTGCGCGCTATCTAGGTAAGGAGCAGCTTTATCACCAGACATAAACGCATCTTCTGCGTCCTGCACAAACTCATTCATCTTCTTGAATGTGCTCATTGCTTCTGACTGCTGATCAATAGACTGTTCATAGATAACTTTGAAAATATCATCTAGACTCTTGCCTTCAAACAACTCTATTTCTCTTAACTTCTCAAGCTGATTCATCTTCAGTACTCTCTGCTAGTGAATTGAAACGATAGTTATCCTGCAGTTGCGACATAAACCATTGTAACTCTTGCATCTGTTCGGTCAAATCCTTTATTACAGGTTCGCTACTATAGATTTCTCTTTCTAATATATTATCTAACGTCTGAGAAAATCGTAGTAGTCTTCCATAAATATCATCGTATTGATCCTCATAGAAGGTTAATCTGTTTAAGCTTCGATAAAACAGCACTCCTAACAAGATAGCAATACCACTTATAAATATCAACAAAATAAGTTCTAGCATCAGTGCGCGTCTTCGTAGGGGTAGTCATCAACAAGACCACCCTTGCTGTGTAGGTAATATCCCCACCCAGGCCCAACTATAGTACAAAAACCATAAACACCTAACATTGTCCACCAAAAACTCATAGTGTTTCTCCCCTTTCTTGGGGTAAGCAAATCAATCTAACTTCTTTCTTGTTAGAAAAAATATTAATGTACTCATCTTTGGAACGTATTAATGCCATTTTATTATTAAAAAGATTATATTTAGCTTCTTTAGTTACTATATCATACAAATTTAATATAGTATTATTGTACATATTTAATAAATGAGGGTGAACTTCTAAAAATATTAAAGGTCTTATTTCTTTAAGGAAGTTAACTGCGCCTTGAACTACTCTATATTCATATCCCTCTACATCTATCTTAACGACATCAGCTATTTTATCATTTGATGTTTGACAATGAATCCAATATCTATCTAAAGATTGCATTTTTATTTTAGGTTTTTCTTCCCAAGGAACATCCGTATTGGTCTCTACTCTATAAAAAGGATCATCTCTTTCATATAATATAGCTACTGTCTCGGCCTCAGGTTCTACAATATAATTTTTTTCATCTTCCTTCTCGCCAACCAATATATTAAATAACTTAAACGACTCATAACGACTATCGTCTTTGTTATGTTTTGCTATTTCTTTAAAAATATTATTGTTCCAAGGGGACGGCTCAAAACATCTGGTGCTCTTAGTAGCATTATCATTATTGTTAATCAAAAAAGCAAAAGAAAAAAATCCAATATGAGCACCTACGTCCCATAAATTCTTCTTATCTTTTGTTAGTTTGATAAAATTCTTTAGCTCCCAAGCTTGCCCTGTCTCCTCATCCCATTCTGTGTTAAACATATCAACACTGCCAGACAGGCTATCGGGTAAATCTATTTGTAATTCATCTTGTATATTACATTTCATGGCTTATAGTTCATAATCAAGACCTCTTCACCTGTAGATTGCTCCACGCCTTCGGTTGCTCCGGCCGGTTTCACAAACTCTTTTGTCTCCCAAGTATACTTACTCTTAGGATACATATCACTTAACTCAGAGAAGTCGTAATAGGAAAGAGCAAACTTGCCTTTTATGTTGTGAAGACATTCTCTTAGTTCCTCATGTTGCTCTTTGCCAAACCGATGTAAACTATAATACAGCTCCGTACTCCAATAAGGTGGGTCAACATAAAAATATGTATTCTCTGAATCATACTTTGCAATCACTTCTTCAAAAGACATATTCTCACACATGCCAATCTTTTTCAGCTTGGGAATAAACTTATCACTGGTGAGGCGATTATAGAAGGCCTTGAACTTGGAACCATACTTGCCCTTGTAATCTTGAAACTCTGAATCTACAGGGTCTATGCCTGAAAATGAAGAAGTAAGAACGTAGGCATACTTCATTGCTGCGACTTGATCCTTACGACCTATCTTTACTTTATGACCAAAATCATCTCTTTGACTATTGTTATTGCATTGTCTTGTCGCACGAGCATGAGTCAACGCCTCATTCAATGCCTTACGATGTTTACCCGTAATGCCTTTATCTTCTAAAACTTCTCTTATCTTTTTGATAGCAAAATCTGTATAAAATAAGTGTTCCTTACATTCGTAAAAATAATTGCGGCAGCTGTCAGAAAGTTCGGGCTTACCTTTTTCTTGCAAGGGAGGAGTCTTCTGATCAATGAATTTGGAGAAAGGTTTTGGAGTGGAGGCGCACCGGAAAAGGTTAGTCATATAAGGATTAAAATCATTATAGATAACATTTTCACATCTTTCATGTATGTCGGAGTTGATATACACCCAATACGCGCCGCCGAATACTTCTACATATGTTGCACACTCTGGAACAAATCCGCTGATCCAGTCAGCCATTCTTGCTTTACCACCGATGTAACTTAAAATAATAACCTCGTTTCGATTAAACTATACTATCTTAATTCAGTTCACCACTTTTATAAACTAATTTCCGTAAAGAAGCATTATTATATTTGTAAGGAATAACGCCGGGAGTTTCAAGGATATCAATCCTATTTATCCATCGCTTCGCCATCGTATCCCTAACTTGATATAGTCCAGACTTCTTACCAGCATCGACAACAACCCAATCACCATAATCAAGAAACCCTCCATTGCGAACAAGCATATTTTGTGCAACAGCAATGTAACGGTAATCACTAGCATTCTCTATTCTAAACACAGTACCATCTGCGGTGATGTTTGGAGTACTATCTGTTTGTTCTGGGACAGGGTGGTACATAGTAACTGTAACTTTTATCTTATTAGCCTCTTGGTCATTTATCTTTTTTTTGAAATCAACTACTTTACGCCCACAGTCATCTAGATACTCCACCAACTGTAAGGCTCTAATCGTACTATCTTTCATCAAGCTATCCTTGACAGCTTCTTTCGCATACATTCCCATTATTTGATCTTCAACATTATTAATGTAATAATGTCTTTCTACTCCATAAGCAACAAACATTACCGACATAACCACTAAGGCTATATTTTTAATCATCAGGTTCCAGTTCTTTGAGTATTTCGTCAATGCTAAAAAGTTTTTGCTCTTCTTGACTCTTCTTGTTTCTTATTTCTTCCAGCTTAGATTTCTGCTTATCACCCAAGCTCTCGTCTATAACATTTTGAAGATCTTCGTCAGGAATAAAACTGATAATATCTTCACCTTCTTCAATCTCAGATATGGCCTCCAGAGCTTGGCAATACTCCTCTAGCTCTTCTATGTGTTCTAACATTTTCTCTTGACGTATTATAAGCTTATTAATAATATCAATAAGTTTGCTGACGCTTTTTTGCTTGGTTGCTCTACTCATAACTTACATCGCCTCTAAGTCAAAGTTACTTAATGGTTTCTCTATCTTCATATCTTTCAGCTTGTTGTTCTCTACAATAAGCTTAGTACCTCCCGATACAAACTTTTTCCCATCATTTCCCTCCTTAATAGTATAGAGATAAAACACTGTCTTCCACATGGACACTCTAACAATTCGACCTGGCCGGCCATCTAATAAAACTATGTCATCATTATTATAATCATTTCCAACAAATATAAGAAGTCCAGCTATTGAAGATTCTATCGTAGTTTTAAAAAATAACACCAACAAACCCGCTAAAAACATCCATCCATACTCGCCCAACAAAACACTTATGTTACCTTGTATAAAACTTTCTATTTGTTGTGCGGCTTCTTTTTCCATCTAATCTCTCCGACTGGCATAGCTTTTGTATGTTATGTTACAACATAGTAGTAAGCTAAATATCTATCCGCCGGGAAGCGATACTGTATATTTAGAGGTTTTATTTTCCCACTAATAAGGAAATCTTTTCCTTGACTCCATCATACTCTTCTAGGAGCTCTTTTTCTTTTATTCTTATTAGATTGAATCCCTCTTTTTTTGCCAGCCAATTTTTAATGGCATCATTTTTCTTCGCCATCATTATTACATAACTAGGTTTGCCTCGCGAGTCGTGGTAGTACCCACCATCTACTTCTATCAAAACATTATAATCAATCAAACAAAAATCATAATATCTCCAACCGGCCATATATTTTAAGGGTTTCTCTCGTTCATAATTAATGTCCTCATTTTCTAACATATCTGCGACTTGTTGTTCTAGATTACTCATAGGCCGGGTTGCCCTATTCATCGGTACTGAAGCCTTACCTGCGTGAAGCTTCTTCCTCATACGTCTTACGCCCTCTTTGCTCTTCGGCTTTTTCAAATGACTGTGACCTTTTTTCGCATATCTCGGAAGTCTTCTAAGTTAACTACCTTTATCCCTACTCCCTGGTCTTCCCGTCTTAAGTAGGCAATAATACTTTCATCAGTATATTGCTTTCTTAGAAGATCTAATTGTCTCATGGTGGTTGCATCTACATATCTATCCCAGATATTAAGAACACCCATTGAAAATCCAACACTTTCGCCAATAGTCAAAGGCACTTTACTTCTCCAGTTTAGCTAATCTTTCTTTTATCATCCCTATTTCTATTTCTAAATTTTTTGCGTGATTACGATAATTGATCATTAGCTTTTCTGTATCACATACCCGCTTATGAATCGCAATTAAAACCTCATGCGGCTCAGCCTCTTGAGCCATTTGAATTTGCTGCGGCGTTAAAATAGTTTCACTCCTCTCCATCTTCTGTAGTCAACCTTTCATTTAAGTAGTCTAACACATTATTAACCAAAGGGTTCTCTATGTTCGGTGTATTCTTTTTATCTTGTGATCTATGAATAACTTCGGAAGGCTCAGATCTTTTTTCTGCTTCCATATTTTCCATAGGAGTTTGATTCTTAGTAGCAGCCAACTTTTCCGCTATGTTTAATAATTCTACACTTAGCGCAAAGGTTGATGCCTGTACCATTTCCATTTTTTTCAATATATAAAAATGGCCTTCGGGGCCGATTAAATCAGAAACCTTATCACTTGCTAGAGCTATGTTAATAGATTTATCAAAACTGCCCATGGCGGCCTTAATAATATCTACCTCCCCTAGTAGCGATAAGATGTCATCAACATTTGATGGTACCTTATTCATCTGATGTCTCCGTTTCTAATACTATAAGCTCAATGTTGCGCAATTCGCCAGCGTCATTCATTTCTACTTTTATATCATATTGATTAAGAAGCCTACTGACTGATCGGCCTCCGCTTTTTTCAAACATATAATACAACATTCTATTGAAGTCTTCATTATTTACATCCTTTAAAGATGAGTCATATACTGTATTACATATAATCCATTGTCTAAAAGATCCGTCTTGTGTCAAGTCATCATCAGATAAATCTTTAGGTATTTGCGCCCTTAAGCCCTTAGAGGCCTCTAGCAACTTACCTCTTAAAAATTCAATACGGCGGGACAGCTTTTTTTCATCTACATTTAAAATTTGTTCTTCTTGTGTCTCAGTCATCATAAACCTTTCTAAGATGAACGGGGCTACTCAAAAGCATTTGCATAATATTGTTGGTTAGAAACCTTTATGGGAGATACCAACTGCCTGATACTTATTTGAATAGCCCCGTATGTTTACAGCATTTCAATATCTTCATCTCCATCTTCTGCCGGATAAAATCTTTCTACTTTTTCATCTAACTCGTACATTGAAAAGATTGGCCGATGGTGCAAATTATCTCCCTCTATGTCACCTTCCTCTAATAATTTGCCCGCCAACAATGGCGCATGAAGCGGTACAAATGAGTCTGCCCCAGTAGGATTAATTATCAACGTATTAATAGGTGACGGTGCTAAGCTTTGAGATAATAGGCCAGGAGCTATTTTATTAACCACTTGCATATTATGTTGCATTATTTCTGTTATTTTCAAAATAGAAAATTGAACTATAACTAATTTTTTTCCAAAACTTTTTGATAACGATTGCTTAATTTCTCGCTTATTAACATAAGTAGCCGCAATGGATTCAGATGTAAATCCAACAATAACCTTTTCTCCACTAGATAAATCTACAGTATATAATGAATTACCATCGGTGTTGCCGATGAACCACATATTCCACTTATTATCAATAAGTTGGTTGACAACAATTTGCGCGCACAGGCGTCCTACATTTTTTTCAATGTGATCATTTGTCCATTTGCGCGAATCAATAAGCATATATATTCTCCCAAATAAATATCAAGTTACATCTCTTGTTGTAACTTTAGTATTTTTTCTTCACCCACTAACGCGCCCCTGTCCCATGATATGCTTCGGCCAAAAGTATCAGCGTTTAACTTCACAATCAACACTTTGCCAGGGATCAAATCATCTTCACAATATTGTAGCTTATTGTGCCACACTCTAAAGCTACTCCCATCGTCTGCCCTTACATTCGCATACGGTTTTCCCTTCTTAGTCTTCAACATCTCTACAGTTCGTATCGTCAACCATACATGGTCATGGCTGTCGGACTCATCATCAAAGTCAGAAATGTGGGGTAGTCCCATGTCCTTCACAATTCCACATACCTCTTGCCATTTAGCTATGTTTTCCGTAACCCTAAAACCTAAATGCGCCAACTCCTTATTAACTATCTCTGTTTCAGTATAGTCATCTTCAGTATTAATATCAAAGGCCTCTAACACCTTATCAATGTATCGGCCACTTATCAACGCAAAAAACTTAAGCTCTTCATCGTCCCATAACTTTACACACACCTTCTTCAAGTCTCGTTTAGGCATCTTGGATAAGGCATAATAAACCTCAGTCAACGCCACTAATGATTTTCTATTAAACTCTTTTCCACAAAATTGCAATTCGTCAAACATCCCCAAAGAAATAAGCATCTTTAGATCGTTTTCAGAAACCATCTTGAACTCAAAGTTATCTCTCATAAACTCTGTATAGTCTAACCAACCGGACTCGCTAGGATAATGTTTCTTTATCTTATTCAATACGGCCTTACCCAAGCCTTTAACTCCCATCAGTCCTACCATAAACTCATCTTGTGTAACTTTGAAATCTAATGAAAAGTTATTTATGTTACCCAAAGTTATCGTTGGACTATCTAACAAGTCTCTAGCCATAGAAAGACACAACGCTATTTCGTCATGGTCATCTGCCGAATGATTACACAGTACTTCAATAAACTCGGCCGGATACTTTGCCTTGAAATAACTTGTCCAATACGCCAAGATACTATAACTAATAGCATGAGACTTATTGAATAGATATCCTGCATTTTCTATCAGCTTGCCTGCAACCTTTTTAGTTTCTTCCATCGTCAAGATAAGCTTATTGGGATCACTATACAAGTGTTCTTGCAAATAATCATTACACTTCTTCTGATCTAATGACTCGGCTGTTTTACGAAGAATGTCACCCTCACCAAAACTTAGCCCCAACATACTGAACATCTGAATAAATTGCTCTTGGTAAATCATAATACCTTGAGTCGGCTCCAGTATCTCTTCAAACATAGGATGATGTTGATTGGCTGGATCTTCATTACCATTCTTTCGCCTGATGAATGCATCCAATGCGCCCATCTTGATAACACCAGGTCGATAGATGGCATTCACAGCAGCGATGTCTTCTATAGTTTTTGGTTTTGCTTGTTGCAATACTCTTGTAATGTTTGATCCTGCGAACTGAAACACTCCAAAGGTTTGGCCTTCGCACAATAACTGAAACGCTTTATCGTGGTGGACCTGCTCTTCTTCCGATAGCTCATCTCTATCTAATGGCATATTATACAGGTCGGGTATTTTCATTCCTACTTTATCCATCACATCTTTCAGTACCGACAAAGTAGAAATACCCAACATATCAATCTTGAGAAACTTCATCTTTGCTAGTTCGTCTATCTGCCACTCTGTAACCAATACATCATCCTTGGTCTTCCTCAATGGCATCATGTCATACAATGGACTAGAAGAAATAATAACTCCACCAGCTGCAATAGTTTGGTTCCTAGCATTTCCATTCAACACATCAATAGTCTCAACAAAGTTAGCCGCCGCATCGGCATCCATATCTTGAACAAACTTTCTCACCTCTGGCTTATCATTCATTATTTCACTGAATGATGCCATGTCTTTATTCAGAGAGATGTGCCCTGATATCGTCTTGGCTATTTTGTTGGTTTCTTGGAAAGGTAGTTCTTTATCTTTCGCCAGATCACGAAACAAAGTATTAGCGGAGTAACGGGCGTAAGCGCAAACAGAAGCAATGTTAGCATCACCCCACTTGTTCGCGACATATTCTTTAACCTTTTCTCTATCTTTGTCCGCAAAGTCGTTATCAATATCAGGCTCCTTAATCCTGGTAGGATTCATAAACCTCTCAAAGAAGAGATTGTATTTTATAGGATTCAAATGAGTTATGCCTAACAGCCAACACAATAACGCGCCGCTAGCACTACCGCGGCCGGGAGACATTAGGATTTCATTATCATAAGCAAACTTACAGAAGTCTTGAGTGATAAGGAAATAATCTACGTACCCTTTATCATCTACAAGATCTAACTCTTTTTTCAACGCGGCTGTGTATTCGGGAATGTCTTCTTCTTTTATTTGTCCCGCCTCAAGCTTTTGGTTCATGCCCTTCTTCAGTTGATGAACAATGTACTCTCTATTATTGTTATAACCTTTTGGTGTTTCAAACTTAGGCTCTTTCAAAGTCTCCATGTCAAGCTTAGCGTTACATCTTGTCGCAATGTGTTTGGTGCTCTCTATGGCTTCTTCTAGATACTCATCCGCAATCAAGTCTCCATAACCATTATCATACCACAACGCACGCATTTCATCTTCACTGGCAAGATACAAAGTATGTACTCCAGCTTCATCAAACTTGCCGTCAGTATTCATTCTCCATAAGAAGTCATGTACTTTGTCATGTTGCTTTAATACCACATGAACATCATTAGCTAACACACACCTTACATTAGTATACTTCTTACGAAACAACTCTATCAAGGCTACATTATAATCTTTTTGTATATCCAAATCATGCGGATGCAATTCAATGAACAAGTTATCTTCGCCAAAGATTCCTAACATCTTATCAAAAAAAGCTGTCATCTTGTCAGTCTGCTTGGCTTGTAAATACCTTGCCATATTGCTAATAACGCAAGTTGTTGTGGCAATTATTCCTTCAGAATGTTTCTCTAATAGATCTAAATCTATTCGGGGTTTCCCATAATATCCCTGAGTATTTGCATAATAGTTCAAACGAAACAAGTTTCTCAACCCGATGTCAGTCTCTGCCAACAACAAAAGATGTGGCGACCTTAGCCTCAACTTATTCTTTTCTCGTATTTCTGTTGCTGTTAGCCCCTCCTTGTCTTTCTCAGGCAATCCTCGCTGATGCATATCTTCTACACAATACATCTCGCAACCAAGTATTGGCTTCACTCCCGCCTTATTCATCTCAGTATAAAACTCAACCATACCGGCCATCGTGCCGTGATCAGTTATGGCTGCCGCCTCCATCCCAAGCTCTGCACATCTCTCCGCATAATCTTTTGCCTTACCAACTCCATCTAACATTGAATAAGTTGTATGCAAATGCAAATGCGTAAATGTTTCTACCTTCGACATTCTAACTCCTTTTGTCTATCATAATAAATTAAACAGATTTTGTAAACCATTCGGGTATGATGGCTGGCTCTTTCCACTTAGCGAACGAAGCCTTATCACATATGTAGTACATACGATACGCCTCTACAGTATTGTCTTGAAAGTAGTCAGGGGGCATGCATTGAGGTGGTGGTGTAAAGGATCGGGATGGTATACGTCTTGGTGTATTTTTTAGTATCTCTTGCAGCTTGTCAATGCTAGCATGAACCTTACCATAACGACGCGTATACTCTGACCCTAAAGAGATAAAGTGAGAATAAAGCCATTGATAATGTAAATGACTTTCGCGGACCCACTTACAAGATGGATGATTTTTATGTGCTACTTTGTAAAGTAAATCGCTTTCTGTCTTATCAAGTATACGGTGGGCTGTAGAAAGCATTTGTGCGGATTCCACAATCATCTTGACAACATGCTTATCACACATATGTTGTGCAGCACGTTGGGGATGTTCATCTAAGTAGAATATGTTGATAATAAAACTCCTTTTGAATGTCTATATAATATAAGCATTTTTTCTACATTTGTCAAGGATTATTTTTATTCAAAAGATTCTCCTGTCTCACAGTCATACAATAAATCCCCCGTAGTCAAGGAATAAATCTTGTTTGTTTCCTTACAGGGGCGGAACTTACTACTCTGCCCAAGAGTAAAGTGCCTCTCCATTACTTCAATATTGTGACTAAAATCTTCGCCAAGCTTTTTTAGTGTGCCGTAAAAGAAAGTTCCAGGCCTTTTTGCTGCTGGCCTTGCCGGCCTTATTAGACTAGTCAAATCTGCTCCATCCACGGATTTTTGCTTTCTTCTGTAACGCTCATGTGTTTTCTGGCCTTCGTCTTTTGCTTTCTCTTCCTCTTCTCTTTCCAAGTACTTATTCAATCGCTCTCGTTCTGGCCGTAATTCTTTGGTATATTTTTCACTATCGGCCTGTTTCCGACTTACTGTGTTGATGATGTTACTTACTCTCGACAATGGTCAATCTCCCTTAAATGTCTATACTATAATATACGAAATTATTGATGGTTTGTCAAGCCTTTTTTTAAACTAATTCGCACGAAGCACCTGCACAGGCTAACTCACCAGTCAAGTCTGTATTATCTGCTATTTCTACTATCTGAGAGACATCCACTGCTGACAGCTTCTTCTCCATAACTTCATACTCATCTGCACTAATATCAGTGAACGGTGCTTGTGTATAAGTACCACCATCATAAGGCAACACACTTAACCCATTATAGAAAGTTTTATTCTTCCACATCCATTCACCAACCTTTTCCCACTCTTCCTCCTTGATAGACACGGTACACGAAACATTATGTGTATTGTTGCCTGCGATGTGTCCAGGCTCAATCCATCTATTATAGATATCTTTCACCCTTTCCAATAGCTCCACAGATGTTTCATGTCTCAAGATACCAGTACCAGGCGCTCTTTGTGGAATAGAAATAACCGCTTGGCTTTCTGGCTTAAAGAAGTCATCCTCTACTAACTCTGGATGGTTAATAGATAAATAGCTGTAAATGGCTTCATTCTTTCCTACACGAAGCCTACGAATATAATAGTCGTTATGCCAAGCATGAACTCCACTAGAGGTTCCTAAGACGCAGGATGTGGTTCCACTGGGCTTTACTGTAGTCACTCTAGCAGCTGCGTTTATACCTAACTCGCCAGCATAATACTTGTTAGTAGAAACTGCCAACTGGGCCGCTGCCTCCAAGTCTAGTTTCTGAACTCTACCACTTCCGATGCCTGTCATACCAATACCTAGAAGAGCGTCCTTCTCAGTGGTGCGACGCCATATGTCACGCAAATAGTGAAAGTTAGTATAGGATGCTTGTAAGGTACCGATAAGAGATGCGGCAGAAACTCTTTCGTTGAGGTCTTGCTGTGTCTCTACATCGCTCACATTTACTTCGCATAGGTTGCAAAACTGAAATGGCCGCAGAGCTATTTCAGCACAAGGGTTGGTGCCCCATTCCGAGTCGTTCGTAAAATAAACACCAGGCTCGCCAGCACCGCTTGCTTTTACTTTATCCCAAACATTAAAGAAATCTTTCTTCTTTACTCTGTGCCTCACAACTACGGCAGAGTTATTGGCTCTTGCTCGTTGAGGTTCTGTTTCCCACCAACTACCGAACTTACACTGGAGCATATTTTGATCATCCAGAGAAAACAAAGAGATAGTAGCGCTCCTACGAATACCACCGGATAACACAGCATCAGCAACCCAACACACAATATCATGGACTTCAACTGTTGTAAGTTGTTCACCATGTTCCTTTCTATTAAAAATTCTTTTAATATTATGTACACAATCAGAAAGCGGCTCTGGTCCCGGAGCCTTACCACCGCTAGTAATCAACAACGCGCCTTTCTTGCGAATACTTCTAAAGTCAAATTCAGGCTCTGGTCTGCCAAGAAAATAACTCTTCATCAGCATCTTAATGCAATCGGCCCAGCCCTCTATACTATCTCCTACAAGATAACGACGCTTCTTTGTGGGCTTGTGAATAGGTGGCAACTTTTCTACATGATGCTTCTGAACTGAATAACCAACACCAGTACCCCCTAATAGTAAAAACATGACTTCGCTAAATGCGCGATAGTCATCAATAGGTAGGTATGCACAATTATAAATACGGGTTGGAGTTTGAGATATAGCTGGCCCAGCAAACTGGAGCGATCTCATAGACGGTAAAACTTTTTTATCATATACTAACTGGTATGCTTTTTCTATCTCCGATTGTAACTTAGGAAAGTTTGTAAGATGCATATTCTTATTTCGCGTTATAAGTTCTTCCCAAGTTTCTCTCCGTTGCTCATCGGGGAGATATCTAGCATATTTCATATGCACGGTGACTTCTGATAAAATTTCTTGTGATAGATCCAATGTTACTCTCCGTCTTCTGTTGAGGTCTTTACCTTGTTTGCACTCTCATATCCATCTCTAAAAAATCCTTTTCCAAAACTTATTCCTACACTTTCAATTTTTCTTCTAACTTCAATGTCACAATTCGGGCAAGACCTTTTTTCTTTCGGGTCATACTCTGTCATGCTCATTGTTGCTATTACGTTATAAGTGCATTGATCACAGACCCACTCATACTGTGGCATCAGAGGCTCTTCTTCCCGGCCTTTTCCACGCGATGGATGAACTCGCTCTTGCCATTATCATGCGAAAGAATTACCTCATACTCAACAATTTCATTCGTATAAACTTCTTCTTTCGTCATTAGGTCATTAGCTAACCTTATAATATCATCCCGCTTTGCTTCACGGCGATTGGCAGAATATACATTATGAACTTCTGTATCTGTATTGCCCCACCTCTTTGTTTTTGTTATTGTAAATCTATCGGCCATTATTCGCCATCCTTATAGCTTTTATATAAATTACCAATCTTGCTTCGGCTATCACCGCCGCCGGTCAGCAAGCTGTTTAGTTTGTCAGAAGCGCTGAAGCCTGACGATTGATCATCGTTCAACTCAATATGCGCGCATTCTGGTTTCATCTCTATGTTGAAGTTTATGTTAGCCGATCCCATTCGGTTCTTGCCAACATGAAACTTGCGTTGTGAGAAAGTACCAAAGAAATCTACTACATGAGCCTTGTTGATTGCTTCCCCAACCTTATCAATTGTAATAATTTCATCATTGAAGCCATCGCGATTGCTCTGTGTAGCTGTCCAAATAGGCAACTTCAACTCCATCGACATCGCTCTTAAGTCTTCAAATACACTTTCTAATTCAAATCTTTTCTGCTCATACCCGCGGCGACTCTTCATCAGATCACCATAATCAATAATGATAAGGTCGGGTTCAAATCCATTAGACAACAATCTACCAACATGAAACTTGATTGTATTAATGGTTGCAACCTTGGGTGGATATTCTTTAATCATTAACTGACCACCATTAAAACGAGCCAGCTCATTCTCTGCCTCAACCATACGCCGGCGAAGCTCCTTGGTAGGTATACCTGTAATGCGACTATCGTAACGATTACCTACATGAGTTTCGCTCAACTCCATAGAATAATGAATCACATTTTTACCTGCAGCCAATGCACCGAAGCCAAGATTAACCAGAAAAAATGACTTGCCGCCTCCTGTTGGAGCCATCACTACACCTAGCTCACCACTTCCTAATCCACCATCTAATATGTCCTCTTCATCTAATAAGGGAAAACCAGTAGGGATAGTGTTTCTTGTGTGAACCTTGCGTCTTGATTCAAAGCTATCAAAATAGTTCTGCCCCAAATCTTGCTCTGTATTTATTTTCAAACTTTGTTCTATTACTGACTGAATCTCTTCGTACTTACCCTCTTTCAACAAATCAACAGAGGCAAGAATTGCCTGCTTCATAGACTGGTTTTTACAAAACTCCAACGACTTATCTTTAGCGTACTCTATTTCCTGTCTATTTACTTTGGTTTCTATATCCAACAAAACTTCAATGGTATCTGCCTTGAGTTGATTGTCAGGTAACGATGAGATTTCCACCTTCAATGTTTCATAGGTAGGTGGAGTGTTATACTTATTAAACAACTTTCTAACTTCGGTCCAAACTGTCTTGTGAGCATCTCCAGTAAAATAATCATCTTTCAATGTTTCAAATGATTTCTCAAAAAACTCTCTATCGGTGAGAAGTCCTTGAATTACATTATTTTGAAATCCTACTCCAAAAGACTCAAAAGAATCAGTGTTCATTGCCAATTTTATTCTCCTTTATACAACAGGGTTAGTGTTCAAGATAGAAAAGTTAGCCAACCAACTATCTATGTTAGTTGGGTTAATGTCTTCCGACATAAGTTTAAGTCTAAACTGATAAGAATTAAACTTTGGTGTATCAGAAATGTAAGAATTTTGTAAACTATCAATAGCAATGAGTGAAATCTCCAACTCCAACAACTGAACTACTTTATAATTGAGCCGGACGAGATCTTCATTATCCAAATATTTTTGATACTTATCTTCCTTGCGGCTGCGCAGCCAATCAAACAAATCATCAATATCAAAATTTTCCTTAGCCCACAGTAAATGTATCTCCTTCCTTGCCGTCTTTTCTCCAACGCCTCTTATTCCGGCAATGTTGTCACTCTTGTCACCAACGATAGCCTTAAGTAAAGCATAATTGTAAGGATGAATATTCTCCTTACTGTACATCCATTCTAGGTCAATCAATTCACCTAGGGGATTTTCTTTGGTTTTAACGGGGCGAAATACTGAAATGTTCTCATCTATTAGTTGCAGATAGTCTTTGTCTGTAGTGACAATAATACTTTTTTGTTTGATAACCTTTCGGGCCAGGTAGGCAATAGCATCATCGGCCTCAAGATATTTCACAGCCACTTGTTTCATAGGTAGCTGATCCATGGCGTTTCTTAGCAGTTCTAGTTGCCTAGAGAAAGCCTCTTTCTCATCTCCGTCAGAGGTCTCAAAACCCCTTTTCATGGAGGTGAACTTCCGGCCCTCTTTGTACTCCCGTAACTTCTTGCGGCGTCTCTCACCGCTGTTTAGACCCTCCCAGGCGATGATACATTCACTTGGCTGGAACCTCTTAATGTAACTCTGTAAAGCATTGAGAGAACCAAAGACACCGCCTACATGAAGACCATCATCATTGGTAAGTGGCAGCGATGAAAAGCTGCGGCAGAATAGGTTTAGAAGGTCGATGAATAAAACTGGCTTGTCGGTCATTTAAAACTCCTAAAGGTAAGTAACATTATAACCACTTGGCGTTGTATAAAAACATTTACGAACACCTACATCTTTCATAATAGAGAAGCAGCTAGGGCATGGATGAGCAGCCTTCAGCCAGCCATTGCGGTCTTCCCGATAAACATAAAAAGTAGATCCAGCAATTTGATGCCGGTGTCGGACAACATTGACGCGGAGTAGTGTGTTCAATTCCGCATGTAATGAAACAGCAAAAAATTCGTAATGTTTTCTTATCAAGGGATGTGACTTCTCTACATTACATGCTGAAAAATATTTGCCGTTTTTCAATATAAGAACCGCTCCAAAGCGAGTCTGGTGCAGACTGTTTAGACATTGATCTTTAGCCAGTCGAAACCATCTATTTTCTGTGAGACTATTCTTAATCTGTTCGTTATCTTCTACCGTCACAATAACCTACTTTACCCCTTAAGAGAAAAATAGACAGGGTTTTGGCTTTCCCTATCTACTTTTTTCTCTCTTCGGGTAACATAAATATGGCTGAAACTTTTTATAAAAATACACTATCAATTAAAAATATTTAGATTCAGCTGCGGAAGATCTTTTTTATAACTTGACCAGCGAAGCCTACAAGAATCCATATTGCCGTTACTTGCCACCATGTAAGAACCGGAGCTCCAAAAGGAACAACACCAACATTCCACAAAGAAGCCAGACCCCAAGTAATAATATAGGTAACACCAACTATAGCCGCAAGGATCGCCATTGCTATAAAAACAGCAACAACAACGCCAAGAATAATATGTTGCTTGCTAACAGACTCTTTAAGTTTGTTAACTAACTCCTCGGCTGGGCTATCACTAAGAGCGACCATTACGTTTCTTCGCCTGGTGATATCTTCTCAAGTACCATCTCTTCTTCTCGCTTATCTGGATCTTGTTCTATGACTAACACATCTCTAACTTTTTGCTGACAATACCGATGTGCTTCATTGTTTGCTGGAGCACGAATGAAATCGACAAACTTTGAATTTTTGAACTCATACACTTCGCCATTATCTTTATTGGTAATAGATGACTTTTGTGCGGAGATCTTCTCTGCTACATTAAACTGCAACAGTACATCAAGCCAACTCTCTTCATCAATCAATCCCCGATTGAAATACATTTTCAATTTGGCTTCACGTTTCGGTGGACCCATTCTATTCTTTTGAACAAAAGGCCGAATGCCCACACCCAAAGTGTCCTTACCCGCCTTTACAAAACCATCTCTGTAAAGCCTCAATCTTACCGATGCAAAAAATGGAATAGCCTTGCCGCCAGGGGCGACCAAGTCATCTCCAAAAACTACTCCAATCTTCTGTCTCATCTGATTCAAGAACACTAGAGCAACTCGTTCTTTTCCGATAAACCTAATAGTTTTACGTAAGCCCTGCCCTATCATTCTAGCGTGCATACCAACAGTAGATTCGCCATAATCCTTCTGCATTTCTGCATCAGTTGAACTACCTGCTACACTGTCCCAAACAACACAACACAACTTATCTTTTCTATTTTCTTTTATCTTCCTTATTACATTTTCAATCGCAGAAAATACTTTCTCTACAGAGTCTACCTGTACATAAATCAATTGACCTTCGGGATATAACTTCATCCCCAGTAGTTGCAAAAAATCTTCATTTACTGCATTCTCTGTGTCAATCAATACTGGAACACCGCCGCGGTCTTGACAATCTTTTAAGATCATATAAGACAACAGGGATTTTCCAGTGGCTTCTTCACCTACTATTTCGGTAAGCTTCCCAACTGGAACCCCACCACCCTGCGCGCTATTAGAAATAATAGTATCTAATACTGTAGAACCGGTAGAGATCCATTCTTTGACATCACTATTAGAATCATTCTTGCCTAAAATAAAAGCTACATCTCCGAGCTGTTTATTTAGACTATCTACTAATATGTCTGTGAGAACCGAATCTCCCCCCACCGGGGGAGACTCGTCTGTTTTTATTTTCTTTCTTGCCATTTAGTTGAGCAGCTTATCAAAAGCATCATCAATCTTGGCGTTAGTGGTATCCTCTTCGGCCTCAACTTTGGGCTTGTCAGCGCTTACTCCGAAATTAAAAGAAGTACCTGCCGAAGAGTCAGAATCATTAGCGTTAGGATTAAGGTGCTTATCCAACGCGATCTTCATCTCATCTACCGGACTATAATCAAAGAGAGTACCGAGAGGCGTGATGGTGTCAATTACTTCCTTCAACTTGTTCTTGGGAGCCAACGGAGTTCCCTTCAGCGCGCAGGTGATAGAAGTTGGCATCAACCAATTGTTGAATCCAGGAGCCACTGTAACCATCAGATCCAGTCCCTCAGAGGTATCTGTGATGTCTACATTCTGCCGAAGCCCGCTACGTACATGATTAAGGATCTCCTTGTAGGTGGTTCGCGGTGAAATACTCCACCAACGCAAACCCTTGTCTTCCTCGCCGCGAACCATAACAGGCAGGTACACACGCAACGTAGGAGCCATTGTCTTAAACATCTCCTTATATGCCTCATCCTTCGTTTTCGTGAACTCATTCCAACAGGTGGAAGCGAAATCACAAATAGGATCTGGCTCATTCTTCATCTTATTTGGACACAAGAATGTGCGCCCGCCGATGCGAAAATGAAACCAGAGTTCTTGGAATGGCATGTCCAAATCTTCCTTGTACGGAGCGATACGAATCTGATGCTCGCCTTCGTCCAGCTTGACGATGTTGTCCTGGTTCTGGCTGCTGCCACCCTTATTATCTAAACGATCAAGGGCTGAATTGATCTTGTCTAACGATATAGCCATTGGTACAATCTCCTTATGAGATTTGAGTGTGATACATCTTAATACATTTACTACTTTCTATAAACCTATTTCTAAACTATTTCCATCTATACATTCACAAGATGCTCCACATGATTTAAGGGGTTTATTTCTAATCCTACTTACTAATATAAGTAAAGATACTGGTAATGTCAAGGCAATTAAAACTATCATAAAAAGTTTCATTTTTATTCTCCAAACTTTCTATACTATAATATACACAATTCTAGGGGGTTTGTCAAGGCTTATTTTGATTTATTTTAAAAATATATATCAGACCAAATTTGCATTGTTTTGGGATAAATGCTACTCATTTGCTCTTTTAGCACTTTTGCGTATTCTCTAATCTCCCACTGGGCTGTGGGTTCATCTCTCAGTTCAATAAAATTAACTATCGCCTGAAATGAGGCAGTCCAATAGACTTCTGTATATTGCGATAGAGGCATCACAATACGTGCTTGTTCTTTTGCTACACCAAGTTCTAAGAGTCTCTCATAGTAATGTCTTCCAATTTGTATCGCCTTGGCGTAACACTCACTGGCTTCTTCTTGTTGCGCAATCGCTCCGACGCTCGCCTGTTTACTGTCTTCCGATTGTTGCCGCCAGTTTTCGGGAATATAATACTCCTCAACTGGGACATAACGTCCGCTAATTTCATTCCAAGC